CTGTTCCCCCCGAATACATTGCCAAGTGCGTTCTGGACTTGCAGATTGTTCCCCAGGCCTTGAATCCCCTGACTAGCCAGCGCGCCCAGCGCGCCCGCGCCTTGCTGCTGTGACTGGTAAGGGACGGCCTGCGCCCCCTGACCGTAATTCAGATACGGAATGATCTGGCTGTTGATCGCCTGTGCGGGAGAAAGAATCCCCGACTCCACGCCTTGAGCGTACTGCCCCGCCAACTGGCCGGGGTATGCTGCAATACCTTGCGCGGTCTGATACGGCAACTGGCCGCCCTGAAGCGTATACCCTGCGCCTGCGCCCTGAAGCGCCGCGCCCTGTCCCGCCAGCTGGCCGGCCTGTCCGTACGCCTGTCCCAAACCCTGAAGCCCCTGCAACTGGCGCTGGAGTTGCTGGTTCTGCCAGTCGATGTTGAAGTTACTCATCGCCTGATTGGCGACGCCCGCGCCGGCAGCGGAAGACCCAAGCCCATACATGCTGTTTGTGGCTCCGGTCTGATCCTGCAATTGCTGAACCGTGCGATTGTAAAGCGCGCTTTGCGGGTCGAAAGCCGTCTGATACGCCTGCTGACCTGCTCCGGCGAGGTTTGCTGAAAGCCCGTACGCACCTTGCCCGTAGCTCGTCAGGGCTTGCCCGAGATTGCTGTACTGTTGCCCCGCTGCGTTCGCTGCGTTCTGGTATTGCGGGCCGTACGCCTGAGTCGCGTTGTACCCTTGACCGAATGACTGTTGGTAGTAAGGCAGCATGCCTTCCAGGCCGCCCAACTGTATCTGTTGCTGCTGGAGTCCTTGCTGCCAGGCGGTATCCGCCGTGCCGAGACCGGTTGGGATATAGTAGTTTGGCCCGCCGCCTCCCGAGCCGCCTGACGTACCGGGGGCCAAAGCTGAGGAAATAAGCGCGCCCGCCGCACTGGCCGCGATGCCGCTACCTATGCTGCCTGCAAGGGCTGCTCCGCCAGCTGCTGCGAAGGGCATGATCTACTCCTTTACAATGATTTCCGGATCTGCGACGCTCTCCGCGTGAATGCAAAGCCAGGTGATGTCTGTCAAAGCCTGAATCCGGTGTTTCTTGCCGGCGGCGATAAGGATCGCGCACGGCCCTGTCAGGTGCTGCAATTCGCCATCCACATCGAGCAGCGCGCGGCCCGCGCACAGATAGCTCAAGTGGTCGTAGTCGTGCTCGTGCTTCTCGACCTCGTGACCTTCCGCCAGTGTCTGCTCCCTCGCGTACACTCCTCCGGCGAATAGATGCCTGATCATTTTTCGCACCTGATCGAAACGATAAGACTGATCCGGTCATCTGGCCCGTCGTTCACGACTTCATGCGCTTTCGTGTTGTCGAAGTACCAGACCTCGCCGGGAGCCATCGCAACTTGTTCGTCTTCCACGCGGTTGATGCACTGCGGATTCGACTGAAGCACAACATACAATTTCGTATTGTAATGCCGGACGTGCCAACTGTCGTCAGTGTGGGGCAGGATGCGGCCGCCGGCCGGGATCTTCGTAATCAGGATTCCGCCGAGCCGGGTTCCCTCCACGCGCGCCATAAGCCCAAAAACGATTGGGCGCGCCTGGGGCAGAGCGAACCATTCAGGATAGAAAACCGGGTCGTGAGCGTCGTGGAACCCCGTCCAGTCGTTCTTTTCCTTGAACGGCTTCTCATCGTTGTAGCGCAGCCAGATATCCGAAGATCCTCTGTGAGGGCTGTTCTCGTAGCCCTCTTTCCGGTAGTCATGCCGGTTCCATAGCTTCGGCTGGCGCGCTAGCGCAAGCAGCAAAGGAGCCGTATCGATGCCGTGAGCGATTCTTACAAAATTATTCATCAGTCGGGAATAGTTGCGTTTTTACCGTCGTCAGGATTGATCGCGCGCAGACAGTGGCCGGGAGGAACCTTGAACCAGTGCGTCACCCAGTCTATCGACTTGCACAGCACGCATGCCCACTCCGCACCCTTGATCTGTTCCTTGCCTGCGCGCGAGGATAAAGTCTCGTTGGCGTCGCCGCCGGTGAAGACGTTCAGGCCCTCATCCAGCCATCTCGCAACGTTCAGGAGGAAGCGTCCGATCATGGTGCGGCTCCGTTACAGGTCAGGCGGTCCTGCTGAATCACTTGCTGGGCTGCGGCAAGCTGGTCGGCAAGCTGGTCGGCGGCTGAGAATTCGTTGTAGAAAAAGCTTGCAGATCCGCTATCCAGTGTGGCGCTACTGTCTGCATTATCGCTGGGCCCACTGGCGGAAGCTTTGGACACGACAGCGTTACCGGGACCGGCGACGCGGACGTACACCCGATGAACAGTGCCGGCAGCAGCGATAAGAGAATCGCGGGTTTTAGTGAGCGCATTTACCTGCTCCTGATAAGTTGAAGCTATTGCGTTTTGTTTGACAGCAGCGGCGTCTTCCGCTGCGCGCGTCCGGTTCGCGGAGTCCGCTGCGGCTTTCTCCGCCACTGCGGTCTGTTGCGCCTTGTACGCATCGAAAACCAGTGTTTCGGCATGCCTACCGTAGAAATATGCGCCGAGCATAAGTCCGAGCGCCGTTACCAGAGCGCCGAGCAGGATATAAGGATTAGGGAGCATTGGGTGGGGGTCCATACTTAAGTTGGATCAACTTGTCCGCGCTCGTGTGCAGGCCGACTACCATCAGATAAATAGCCCATATCTCGAACGGCGCGACGCCACCCCAGTTAGCCTTTATGAAGCACCCCGTGGCAGCAGCATATGCGAAGTTCGACCAGACTTTCGCATGGTCAGGGAGTTTCACTGCGCCCCCAGTGCGCTCTTCGCGAGCGCGTACAGTGCAAGCCTGTCCTGCAAGCCATTCAACCCGCCATTGATCCGGCGAGTAATCGTCTCAAAGTCGCCCGCGTCTGCAAGGCCGTTCAGACCGTGCTGATTCCAGAACCATGCCGCCGATTGCGCGGCGTTGGACGGAGACTCGAGTAGTTCCGGCGAATCCGTGAGCGGCAGGCAGAGCGCCGCGCCGCACTTCGCGTAATTCGCGCGCCCGGTGACCTGAATCAAACCCCGGCCCCGGAACTTGAATCCGTCGCCCGGTTCGGTGTTGCCGAGATCCGCGCGACCTTCATAGCCTTCCTGCGTCGGCGTAGGCCCCCACAGTTCCCGGACATAGATCAACCGGCCCGACTCGTGACCTACCTGCGCAATGAACGCCGCCTGGCGCGCTGGCGAATCAATCGCATAAAGAGCCATCGCCGCAGAAAGCGGATCGGCCCACGTTTGCGCGCGGGGCAATCCGATTCCAAGGGCTGCTGCCAGTGTTTCAGGACTCACAGCTTGCCGACCAGCGTCAGGAGTTCCGTCACCTTGTCGGCGGTCGCCTTGCTGCCGTCGTCAATGATCGCCGTGAATTGCGTCGTCAATGCGGTCATTTGCTGCGCCTTCGTCTGGATGCCAACGAGGTTTTCCAGTTTAGTCGGAATGCTATCCGCGCTCGCGATGACGGCGTTAAATTCCGCTTCGATGTCCGCCCAAAAGCTCATGATACTGCTCCTATTGAAAGAATTTCTTGAAGCCCCCGGCAGCGCCGTAGGCGGCAAGCCATATTGCGAGGTACAGTCCTGCTTTCCACGCCAGGCCCAACACCCCCCTGCCGATATTAATCTGAAAGCGCTGAGTGGCACGTCTTTCCAGTTCATCGACTATCGCCTTTACATCCCCATCAGTGAGTGTTCTTTGTTCTGACATTGTTTTCCCCGGTCTGCATTTTGTTATGCGAATTCGAAGATCAGCATCCCCCCGGCTGCGCCGCTGCCGCCAATCCCCGGCCCGCCGGGAGAATTAAAGGATGCGCCGGAACCGCCCGCGCCGCTAACGCTTGCATTAACTCCCGCGCTATTTGAAGCACCGGGCGCGCCCCCCGTGCCCCATATCCCGCCGCCGCCGTTCCCCCCTATCACCTGAACGCTAGGGGTAATTGATCCGTAAGTAGCCGCGCCGCCTTGCAACGGGAGCAGCAGGGTTCCCGCAATCGCTGTAGGAAGGTTACTCAGGGCAGGAGGGATAGGGTTCGGGTTCGCAGTAGTCGCCACCGTCCCTCCAACGCCCCCGGGGCATGTCAAAAAACCCGCCAGCGTGGTTGCGCCGCCGGAGCCGCCTGTTCCTCCCGTGTTGCCTGGGCCGGCGGCTCCGATTCCTACCGCCGCCGAGACAAGCCCCGAAGTGATCCACAGCAGCGCGGTTGAACCGCCCGAACCGCCCGGAGCCGCAAGGAGTGAAGCACTGGCCGTAAACCCGCCCCCCGCGCCGCCGCCGCCCACTGCCAGTACAAGCGCCTTCGTCGCATTGACGGTAGGCGTATAGGTGCCACTCGTTCCGAACGCCTGAATATTGATCAGGGAGCCTTTGGACGGACTCAGCAGCATCGCCGTGGCGAGACCTGCAATCGACTGGCCATTCGCGTTCACCTGATTAACGATGAAGTTGAAGTCAGCCATTACCGGATTGGCGTCTACCACCTGGCCGTTCTGGATGTTGTTTGGTAGCGTTCCGATGATCGCCATGATTTAGCCCTGGTTCGTGTAGCCAGTGTCCTGGTACCGGGCAAAGAACGTCCCGATTGATAGACTGTTAGATGAAGTCGCCGTTATGTCGAGTGCCATTTTCTGGAAGACAAGCGGAATCGTCCAAGGGATCGTGTACACATGCGGAATCTTCGCCGATGACGACCAGAGCGAACCGTCACCCCACAGGTGTCCGCCGCCCCACGTTATGCCAGCGGCCGGCGTCATGACAAACGTTGAGTTAATCGTGTTCCCCTGATCGTCAAGCGCGGTGATATTGTAATTCACCGCCGAGCCAGAAGAAGCGAATTCCTGAGTCGATTCAACGACCTGCACTTCCGCCATGCGTTGGGTCTTCGGAAACGACGACGAGCGCTCATGGCTGATCAACTGCACGCTGTTATCCGTGTACACACTCCCAATCTCAGGAAGACTTTGGCTCACGAATAGCGCCGCGCCGTGGTCGATGCCTGATACGACGAAGTTGTTCCCGAACTGCGCAAGGCAATCGTAAGTAAATGTGTGCGGACCGTTCCAGCGTTTGCGCCGGATATCAAACCAGTAATCGTTAGTCTGCTGCACGCCCTGAATGATCGTTGCGACGCACACTCGAAAAATGTTGCCCGAGAAGGAAGCCGCGATGCGTGAAGGCGTCGTCGCGTTTTGAAACGGAACCTGCACGTCGGCCACGCCATCATTGCCGGGTGTATGCGAGAGTGGTGCCAGCGTGCCCAGGAAGTTCAGCACATACGGCGCATCGATGCCGATAAAGCAGATTCCGAACGGAACCTGCACGATGCTGCGCGGCGAGACGCACCCCGTAGTCAGGGAGATGTAATTCTCCGCCAGGTTGCTCGTTGCGGGGTCGCCTGTGATCTGCCATATCTGCGAGGCCTTGAACGCCACCAGCGCGCCGGTAACGCCAGACGATGTCGTCTGAACCGGCAGGCCCGACTGGCCGGTGATCGGCGTCGTATCGCCGAGCGTCAAAGACTGGCTCGCGTTCGTGCGCGTGGTCGGCACGAGTACATCGCTGAACTGCAAGGTGTTCCCCACCGCGAAGTACGCACGGTTATTGTAGTTCGCAACCGAAGTTGGAACTGCGGTGAGCGGGTTCGTTGCCGTGTTCGTGTCCGTCCAGGTGGGCGCGGCCGGGTTCGTGATATCGATCACACCGAAGAAGTTGTTCCCGACCCCATTGAACCCCGGGTGCGTGACGATAATCTTCGTGCTGATCACGGCGAACGTCGGCGGCGTCCACGCGCCTGTTGTCGCGGGCGATGTCGGGGTGTTTGCGGCTGTCACTCCGCTAATCGTGATAAACGCGCTGGCATTCAGGTCGAACGCGAAGG